GCCTGCTTACCTTTGGAGGCGTGACGCATGATGCCCAGTTGGTCCTTGGTGATCCGCGCCATAGCCGCCCGATTGAACATCTTCTGGCCTTCAGGCGATAGCTCTTTGCCGTACCCCTTCGCCATCTTCTGGATCTGCAGATCAATATCCTCTGCCCCGTCCATGGCGGTCTTGCCCTGGGTGTTGTAGTACCCTGTCGTGGGGTCGAACAGCAGAGTGTTCTTCTCACGCTCGAAGTTCACCAAGGCCTCTTCTGCACGACTGGTGTCGGCGTCCGCCTTGTCTTTCTGGAACTGCGCTGCAGCACCTGCTAACGCGTTAACGATAGCATTGTCAGCAGGGGCCGCTGTTGCACGCGGACCTCTTGCTACTTGGACTCGAACGCTGGGTGCGTCTACTGTTGGAACTGTTGGCACGGTGACTACCTCCCCGGCACGTAGCTGGGTAAAGAGTTACGAACGGGAGCGCCGATGCTCATGAAGTCAGAGCCTCCGCCACCTGCACCGTACCACTTACCGGCGACAGACCCTGCTGCGGAGATCAGGCTGCCGGTGAAAGCGTTGCTGCCTCTCGTCTTTGCTGCTGCCCCCTGTGCTCTGCTGAGCACTGCACTCTGATCAAGAGCAGAGGCCTGCCCTTCGTAGTTCTGTCGGATTCGCATTGCGTCGACGTTGCCGAGCAGGGAGGTGTCCTCTTGGATCTCAAGAGCAGATCCGCTCTCAACATCGGCTCCTCTCGCGGCCATGGCTGCACGCTGCTTGGCCAACAGGCCTGCAGTCTTCATGCGCTGGTCGTTCTCGGCCTCGATGCCTGCGTTGCGGGTGGCAGTGGCTTCGTTCTCTGAGACGCGGGCGTTGTATTCCTGTACGCCCTGCTCATACTTGCCCTGTGCCTTCGCCTGCATGCCCTGCATAATGGTCGACGCCGCCATCATTGCCAGTGTGACACTACACATTGTCCGCCCTCTCTAAATGAAACTTGTGGAACAGCTCACCTTTTACTCCTGCAGGTGCTGCCTCTTCCAAGGTAAATCCTATTCTCTTCAGCCATCTTACACTAACCTTATGGCTGGCGTGTACGTAATTCAGCAGTCGAGGGTAGATGTCAAGCATCGCCTCGATGTAGTCCGCCTGCAGGAGGATGAACTCTCTGCGGTACTTCCGGGACTCTTTCGTAGCCAGGAGCCAGGGGATGCCGGTCCGGGTAATGTGATTGATCGGGGCAATCCCGAACATCGCCAGTACAGTACCGTCCTTCGCCAGAACAGTTATGCATGCTGTGGATTTGTTCACACCGCGCGTCAGTGCCTCGTGTGGCGTCTCCCCTGTGAAAGCAGCAATCTCTTGGATGTCCGCCTCCTCCATGTTGGCCGCCAGAGCCTCCACGTGCTCGTGTCTCCCTCTTACCAGCTTAACCCTATCCACCGAAGTCGAGCCTCGGTGTCGCGGCCAGTACGGCAAAGGGGAGAGGGCAGGTCTGCCTGATGGCGATGCGTCCGCCGTCATTCCACTCCGCCTGAATGTTGATCTCTTCTGTGTGTGTCTTTAGTGCGATGGTGTCATACCCATCGGACACGTAGCGAGGCTTGATCTCCAGCAGATGATCGAAGTCCGGACCGACCCATCCGCCGCGTGACTTGTACACTTTCAACGCCACGTTATCGACAGACTTAAGAATGCCTTGCACCGTACGTGCTGCTGAATCAACGTCGAGCGTCTCTAGGTCGCACGTGTATCCGAGGCCAACGTGAACCTTGGACGCCGCTGTCGGTAAAGTGATTTCTCCCGAAGAGACGGTAAGACCCTTGACGACGTTGCCGTCCGCCAGGACTGATACGTCTTCGCCTTCGAGGTGGTCGAGATTTGAGATGACGGTGGCGGGAGCGCCATCATAAGTAAGCCCGCTATCAACATAGAAGCAGTCCTCAGGGGTATCCTCTTCTCGTGGTTCCATACGCTCAATGTAACGCACATAGGTTCCATCGATGTACCGTCTAACAATGACATAGGTCGCCGTCCTCCCGCTCTCTGAGATGCACGCCAGGCTTTCATATGTGCCCTGGGTGTCGTGCCTGTGCCATGCGTGGATCTTGTGCTCTTTCTGAAAGGTCATGCCCAGCAGGGTGCCGTCGTCCTGGACACACCGGATGATCCCGTGCGGCTGTTTCGCATAGGCTATCTCTTCGATCACCTTGTCTTTGAACAGGTGATCAGATAGTACAGTCATGTCTGAGTCAGCCAGGCGCTGGGTGCCATCGGTCTCGATAGCGGCTGACGCCTCCAGTGACCACAGCTTGGACCCCTCTTCCTGAACGAAGATGACTGTACCGCCGACGACGACTGGCGTGACGCGAGATGCACCCACGTATGACTGCGGCCTGGCGCCGATGGTCCCGGGTGTAAGGACAAAGTCCGCACCCTCTGATACTTTCCACTCCGCACCGGACGTTAACAGGATCAGCTCGTTCACTGCAACAATGTGCCTGATCGCATTGACCTGACGGGAGTTAATCGTGAAGGTGATTGAGTCGTCGGCCCGTGTCGGTGTCGAGCTGCGCAGGCTGTTGAAGTTCGCCGTCTGGGTGGCATACATTGTCTGTGGGGCGTTGACTGAACCGGCGAAGATCTGCCGCTGCTGGTAGTAGCCCACTGCTGACGGCTTGTTACCCGTACCGTCAAAGGGTTCATTGTCTTCGGGTGGGGCCAGGGAGGTGAGCGGTCCGATATTGTAATCCTCGAACAGCAGGTTAACCGTCTCTCCGATCCACCCGTAAATCCCCGTACCGTTGGAAGGGTCCTTGTAGACGTTGTACTTGACCGCGCCGGTCACAGTCGACCAGGCGATCTTCACCCCTGCCGTCTGCGTCAATGATGCTGTCGTGATGTCAGTCTCGCTGGATGCCAGTGACTCTACACCGTCGGCGTCGATAGCGGTGACGACATAGCGGTATGTCTTGTCGTATGTGCCCGCGCCGGTGCCCACGGCAACCGTGCTGAGGCCGGTAGGAGCCGAGACGGTCGACGCGAAGTCTTTCGCGGTAATCGTCCACGCGTCGTGCGCAGTCCGGGTCAGGTCATAGGGATCGTGATCCTCGTGCGTGATCGTCATGACGTCCGCTGACTGGGTGAATATCAGGTCAGGTAGCTGGGCCTCAGTGTACGGGGTCACCAGCTCGTAGATCGTGGGGCCTGCCCCTACGACAACGATGCCTCCGTCCTTGATCACTCTCATGGTAAGGTGACCGAACTCTAAGGCGTATGTCTGGGTAGTGCTGAACTCGAAAGGGATCAGCCGGTGACGTTTGGTAGAGTCCTTGACCTCTCCGACGAAACGCTGTCCTGCTCGATTGTACGCCCCTCCCTGTGCTCGGATCTCAAAGTTCCGACAGGTAAACAGTCCGAGTGCATACTTGGCCAGGTCGGCCCTCGCGCCCAGCGCAGGGCTAAGCTCGCCTGCTGTGAAACTGCGTTGGGTAATCTCGGGCATACTAGTCTCTTCCAGTTACAAATTGACTCTCGGGTTCTCTCTGGCGGTGGCGCTCGTTTGCATTGGTCGCTTGCGCCTGTGACCGGGCAATACGATAGAGTTCCATCTCGTCCGATTTCATCTTGCGCCCTCGGTCCCCTCCGATGATGGGCACTGCTATTGCGGATGCAAGGTAGTGACTCGCCATAATGATGAACTGGCTGTCATACAAGTTGGGATCTTCGATGTCCTGCAGGTAAACCAGGTGCGCTTCAGGCTCGTCTGTCAGGACGACCTTGTCGCCGTCGATCAGTCCGACCTCGTAAGGTACACGCCTCTCCGGAGGAACCTGTAGCTCCTCATAACGAGGACGTGTCACCAGTCCGTCGACCTCCGCCGTGCGGAAGGTAAACGCCTGTGGGATGTACCCTGCCCTTAAACAGTTGACGGGGTACCGGTAGGCATAGTTCCAGAGCTGTGGTTCGTGAGTCGTGAGAGCCATGGCAACGACAGTCCTGGCGAAGTTCCAGGGCGCGTCACGTAGTACGGCTTTGCGGGCATAGGGCCACCGCAGTTTACACTGCTGCGCTTCCAGACTGGCCTCGGTGAGACTGTTGATACTGGACGCGTGGATGTTGCCCAACGCCATATTGCAGATGTCGACTACGCTTGACATGGCTCACACTCCTTACAGGGTTACAGGCTCGTCGTCGCCAGTGCCTTGGCCGGAGAAGTCCAACTTCTCTTTCTGCTCAGTGGCCTCCAGCTCTTTCGCTTCCTTGTTACGTTTACGAGTGTCGGCAGCTTTCTGCTGTGGCGAGCGGGTGTCGTTCTTTTCCGCTTTACCTGTCTCGGTAACCTGCTGGCCAGGGGTGTCGTCGGTCTTGCCGGGGATCAATGTCAATGAGCTGGGCATAGGGTCCAACTTGACGGGAGTCCTGACAGGGTCATGCTTGCCCCCGGGTGTGCGCAAGATGCCATTCACATAGCATGTTGCATTAACTTTGTATCGGTACATATGCCTCTCCTTGAGGGGGACGTCCTTGTCCCTGATCAACTGTTAACGGTTAGTGGGGCTGCCCATGCTGATACCGGCGGTGATCTTACCGGTGGTCGGGTCAGTACCTGTTACCGTGTACCGGGCGCCAAGATAACGAGCGTCCACGCCGTTAGGCAGTACGTCGATATTGATGGCCTTGCCTGCGATCAGATCAGCCAGGAGAACTTCCTGATTGTAGACCACGGTGCCCAGTGCAGTGGTTGCGCCGACTTCAATCGCGATGTTCAGCGAAGTCAACGTGTTGAAGTCCTCGGTTACCTGCACAGTCACAGGTACCTTGTTACCCTTGCCGATGTCCTGCTCCAGGGGAGCAGCACCGCGTACAGGAGTACCAGGAAGGCCGAGATCGATTACGTTCTCAGAGATAGCGGTGGCAACGATAGCCTGCTGGTCCGAGAAGATCTGGTTGATTGAAAAAATCATATAAACCTCTTCTAGTTAAGAGGAGCCGCCCCACCGTGGGGCGGTCCCTGTTCAGATCCCCAAGCCTTAGGC